GTAGCCATTGGAATTTAGTGATACACCATACTTGGCTTCAAGTATTCCATCTGCGTTTGCTCTGGCTGTTGCCTCGGCTGTCACTGAGGCTGCCACAGTGCCTACCGATGCTGACACACTGTTGATGCTCTGAGAGAGCGCGTTATCTGCATTGACAGAGATGTTGTAGTTGTTGGCTATGTTGCCGTTCGCTGTAGCAACATCAGCATTCAACTGAGTTATCAGTGCGGCAGATGCGCTGTCAGCGGAGGCTCTGGTGGTGGCCTCTGTGCTAATGGCCGCTGTGTTTTGACCTACCGTGGCAGATAAGGCGTTGATACTTTGAGTAAGCACATTATCAGCAGCAACTGAGATGTTGTGGTTGTTGCTGATGTTGCCATTAGCAGTACCTAAATCAGCCGTCAGCGTTGTGATTAAAGAGGCATTTGCACTGTCAGCAGTCGCTCTGGCTGATGCTTCAGTCACCACAGCAGCAGCGACAGTATCTACGTTAGCCTGCACTGTTTGCCGTGCGGTAGCTTCTGCACTGTCAGCATTTGCTCTGGTGGTAGCTTCTTGAGTGATTGCAGCAGTGTTTTGGCCGACAGTGTTATTGAGACTTACTATAGTTTGCTTGGTCTCTGCCACACCGTCTTCGACAACTTGAGTCTGCTGAGAGTTAATATCAAATGAGTTCTCTAGACGCTGTAGTTCATTATCCAGATAAACACCCATCTCATAAGAACCGCCAGCACCTTTTTTAGCCTGATCTTTCAGTAGTACCGGACGGGGGTGGCGCTTGTAGCCGAGAGTTGGGAGGATTGACATAGCTACCTCCTGCCAGTAGTTAATACGTCCAAATCAAAACCAAGAAAACTAAAGTCTTTATTGTCAGCCAAAGTCATTTTGTAACTTAGATACCTGCCAGATACTCTAGTGTCAATCTTGTAGTCTGTAGCCCCGTCAAAGTTAATACTAGAGTCATACACGGGGGCTGCACCTAACAAGTCACTAGAGCCAAAGGTAAATGAGAACTGCTTGTTGACGTTTGTAGTGTCCACCTGCGGCAGTATCATCTTGATAACCTTATAGCCGTTTAAGGAAGACATTTCGTCAAGGTCAATACCTTGCCTCTCTATGTAAGGGCTTTTGTTTGCCTCGGTGTCTAAAGGGAAAGCAAGGCTTCCAGAGTCACTTAAATCTAAGCCGTAAAGCTTTGCTGAAGTGATACCGTCTACGCTGTTAGCCTCGCCCACAAATAGGGAGTGAATATCGTAGCCTGCTTCTTGGGTATAGTAAGTGCCACCAGAAGACTCATAGGACAATGTAGCTAGATTATAGTTAACCGATGACCTTACTGTGCCTACAGTAGAACTAGAGACATTCGGTAAATCCATGAATGACCATGTCTGCTTCTTATAGTTAAAGACAGCCGCCCTGTTGCACCGAGAACCATTTGTATACTCAGCCATATCATCACCAGAAACATAGCAAAACATTACTTCGTCTAAATCAGGGTTATGGTGTGCAAAGCATCGATCAGTTTTAGCCGTGTTTAGGCCACCAAAGATATACTCTTTGACTCTCTCGTCACATATCGATTGACGGGTGTGGCTGTCATGTACATAGATGTCATCGTGGTCAAACACATAGTGAGTACCATCTACCTCTAGGATACAGTTCTGGTTTACAACACCGCACTCACTAAAGAGTTTACGGAAGTTGTGTATAAAGGTGCCGCCCACAAACTCCATGAGCCAAACTTGATCCTTGGAGTAAATAATGAAGTTTGTGCCTAGCGTAGCCCCATCGACAATGCCTGACTGCATCTGCACTAGGTCATTGAAGCCAGCAGACTTAGTGGTGTCTGTGGCATCCCAAGAGTCTGGCACTGAGTTAGCCAAAGCCAAGTTGGAGTACCGTACTCTGGTAGGGTAAGTAGTGCCGCTCTCTGTGAGATTTAAGGCAAGCAAGAAGTCACCGTATGACCGCACCGCCTCTGCTCTCCAGTTGGAGTCCCAGTTGGGCAAGGCGGCAAAGTTAGAGCCACTAGGAGCCATGTAAACAGGCACTTTGTCCGCCCTGTTGAGGTACGTTATGTCAGCCAGATTAGTGCCTGTCACAGTGTTATTGTTAGATGACGTTAGGGATAGACTGCCTTGTACGCTAGTCACTGTGCCGTTCTGGTAGGACTTTAGCTGGTAGGTGTCCGAGACCATAATGATAGATGCAAAGCCACCCCCGTATTCCCCAGGAATACCGTAGGTGAATCTAGGGTTAAACCCTAGGCTATCTTTTAATTTACGGAACACAGGGGCGCGGGACACTTTGCCTTCATCAAACCTGACGTTTTTACCTCTAGAGAATGCATGTAGAGGGAGTGACGCTGGGCGTATGTCAGTGATGACACCTAAAGTTCCAACGTCTCTTATCTGAGGCAACTTTGCCATAGGGTATATCCTCTCTTTGGCTCCCTCATTACTCGGAACAGGTTCGGTATTAGTTAAGCTGTGCGCTTCCACATATAGACTGTAAGGTATGGCTGCACGATTGGATGTGCCGCACCACCCCCAGTATCTTGTGTAGCAATAGTGGCTGTAGGATCGCCAGGATTAGTACCTGCGGGGTGCGTAGTCTGGCCTAAATTGTCCAGTTCCTGATACAGGATGTCGTGGCTGTGTGCAGGCAATTCAGCGACTGTAAGGGTGTGAGTCTTAGAGCCACCAGTTTCCTCTACAGTATCAAAGTCAACATCATTAGGGTCTAAGCCTACAAGCACCCTACCTGCCGCCATAGCAGCCCATGTGCCGCCAAAGTGAGTCGCAGGGCTAGTAGCTACCACAGAGGTATAGATGCTGCCCACGGGGTATACAGCCAAAAGTGTGGCTGTGGTGGACGCAGGTGCAGCCCCTATCAAGGCTACTACTTCGTCACCCGTGATGCCTGAAGCTAGACTAGGCGCAGAGCCGTCTGTGGTAATGGCCGCATCCGCAGCCCCTATTAGAGTCTTAACTTCAGCGCCAGTAATGCCAGCAGTGAGGCTGGGGGTGGAGCCGTCTGAGGTAATAGCCGAAACAGGTTCAGCAACCTTGGCATTAATCTCTGTGTGGGTGCCTGTGACAGCCCCAGCAATATTTGGGAACGTACCCTTAATAGTGGACTTGAGTAGTCGTAGGTGATCATCAGCCTGCGCTAGGGGGTCAGTGGCGGCAGGGTTAGACGTATTTAGGCTGTTGATGTAATTGCCAGTTTCAAGTGCCATCTGGGGTAGTCCTATTCGGGTTCATTGACGGTTATCCAAAGTTCATGGGTCAGAAAAGCCAACCTTATGTGCCTTAGTTTGCCGCCATCGTTATCGATGTTGATCTCAAACTCAGGCAGCAAGTGAAAATAACCAAATGTTTTAAAGTCATTTCTCAAGGTATAAGCCATCGGGGCTAGTACAGCGCGACTATGCCAGCGGCTGTAGTGCCTGTGGCCTTAATGATGTTTGGGCGTATCGCTAGGGGTACACCTTTAGCAAGGTAAAACGTAGCAGTAGCACCATCGTCACCTACAACAACCACATTGCCTGCTGTGGTGGAAGCCACAATCCCTTTAGGGAGTAGAGGTAGAGCATTGGTGTTGTGGGGGGTAATCGTTGCCCATCGCTTAGAGGGGGACTCTACGCCATGGTAGTGGGTTGCATATGGGTCAGACATTGGTGATGTCTCCTACAAGTTATATGGGATTAAGCGTTAGTGTTTCTCTGGGGGGACTCTGTTTAACAAAGCCTAATAACAACAACAACAACGCGGGGGTTTATCGTCATTTTTGAAACGACCAAAAGATTAGGGCAATGGGGGTCAAAATCGGCTAGGGAACCTAAAAAACTCGGATCAATGCGATAACCTATTGATTTACAACGGTTTATTGTGCAACGGATATGCTATCTGTTGTGGCTGCCTGTCCAATTTCCTGCCAGGATTTTCTTGAGCAAAATTTATTGGGTTAACGGCTAGATTCTTTAATGCAAATCGGGGCTTGCGGTGGTCACCATGGTTACCCATGCGATAACTATAGGGAAGCCGAACCATATTACTCACCTGATAAGTACCTAGGACTAGGGTTACTTTTGCCCCTTGTCCTAAGTCCCTAGAATTATTCTATAGGTATTTAAAAGTGGGTATAAGTAAGGGTAAAGCCTAGGACACTTTAGCCACCATTCACCGATGCAAGTCTCTGGCGACCCCCAGCAATCACCGAGGCTAAGTTAGGGCGCTGAAGGCCACCAGAAGCGCCTAGGGCATCAGCAGCGATGTTCGCGGCGGCGCAACCACTAGGATATATCATATAGGTGGACACAATTAGAAATGCTCCAAAAGGCCTATTTCTTAGCATAATCTCCTGTTTGTCCCTTTTATTGTCTTTTTATGCCCTTTATGTCCTTTTAGCTGTTGATTTAGGGACATATAGGGAGTAAATTAGTACCTCATTTATCAATTTGGTACTTTATATGCGTTATTTATCAGACAAAAAGACTACTCCGGTGGCTGGCTTGCCGCGCAGCCGTGGATACATTATGTGGGAAGGCGCTAGTGTGTTGGATGGCTCACCCATCGCAGTTATAGCCACCATGGCAACCAGTAATGTAAAGACTGGCGACATGGTGCAAACGTGGATCATTCGCACCGATGTTAACCCTGTAGAAGCCACCAAGACCGGCCAAGATTCGGCTATCTGCGGCAACTGCCCTCATCGCCACTACAACAAAGGCGCATGCTATGTAAACGTGGGCCAAGCGCCCAACGCTGTCTATAAA